TCCATCTTACCTATAGCGAGTCCTGCCGATCCTGTAGGCAGGTCGAGCAATGCAGGATCAGTGACTGCTTTGACTGATGATGCAATGTCAGGGAAGCCTGCGTTCTGATACTTAGCTGTGGCCGCGCGGTCTACAAATAGTTTACGCAAGTTGCCGTTACCTGAAGCGCTGAGCTGATCAATAACTTCCGGATGATCTATGCCTAAGAACTTAGGGAACTTACTTTGTATCTCTTCATTGAATTCTTTGATGACTGACTTCTTAACGTCGGAAGGATTAAAGCGCTGCGCTACTGTAGAACTTAACATGGTATTGAAGTCAACGTTAGTATGTGAGCCAATGATGTTTACGCCTAATACATCTTTGCCTGTCTCGGCTCCGCGGCGTATAGCTTTAACTAACTTAGTTGACGGTGCTTTATCTGATGACCAGGCCGCTGACATCTCAGGTTGGTCTTTGTATGTGTGTGATCTCATGTAGTGACGGCCACCTTCTAATGGTACAGGTATGCCAAGCGCTTCGCCTTCTACTGATGTAAGTATCTTGCCGGCTTCTGCGCGGTCACCAAGTAATGGAATGCCAACCTTGCCGTACATGTCTTCGGGTGTCATGTGCTTAACAGGGACTGGATCAAATCGTGGATCGGGGATTGTTTCGAATGACATCTCGCTGACTGGCTTCTTAAGCTTAACGCCCATGCCGATAGGATGATATAGGCCGGCTGCTTCTGACTCCGCCTTTGACATACGCGTAGCCTTGACCGCTTCTTCTAACGGACGAGCTTCAGCTGCTACTTCTTCAATAGCCTTTGCTGCTTTTAATATACTTTGTAGACTAGCCATATGTTCCTATGCTGCGTAAGGATTAACTCTTTGTGTTCTACCTGCATCAACGTAATCTTCTCTGTCATCATAAGGCGCCGGATCTATCTCTAGTAATCCTGCGTCTCTTAAATATCTAAGTGCTTGCGTACACGCATCCACATAATCATCATGCGTTGCTTCAGGGAACGAGCATATCTGCGATACAAAGCCCTCGGCCCAATCACGTACATATCCACGTCGTACTGATGACTCGGGAATCCACACGCGTCCATGAGCGATAATGTTTGCAACAATGGAAAGTCTCTGTACTTTGTCCGCTCTACCGGGATTGTAAGCTCGCACTGGTAGATGCGCCCGTTGCATATCTTGTATGAGACTGATTCCACTCGCCTTATCTTCGACAAGGATGAGATCAACACGCTTACCTTTGACAAACTCTCTTGTGTCAGACTCGCTATCTGCACCATAACTAACTTCGTACTCATCTCGCACCTTCTTTCTCAAGTCGGGGTACTGCATGCGTTCCTGCCAGGCGTCTATCAACATGACAGCCATCGGGCCATCCGTAGGTTTGAATAGGCCGAACACTAAGCACGCTGTCGGGTCGTTGATCGTCTTCTCTGTATATGCGCAATCGTAACTCTGTATGATGTACTCGAACTTAGGGAATGGTTTCTTTGCGTCCCATAGCTTGAACATATCACGCTTAACGATGCCGCCTTCTTCCGGGTCTATCAGCTCAGCATAGATCTCCTGGCGGCCCAGCTTAGTTCCCTCGTACTGAAGGATCTGCTGCTGGAAACTTGGTGCTAGATTGTCGATGTTCGCGTACGTTGACGCGGTTGTCATCACGACCTCACCTGAGCCATCTTCAGCTCTACCTACTAACTCAACGATCAAGTCTTTAGGACGTGGTGTCGTTGAAGCAATAATTCTTGTCTGCTTACCTAGCCGCACTGAGAACGCAATCATGTCCCATGCATCTTGTAAGTAATCCCATGCAGCTAACTCATCTAGCCATGCACCGTGGTATTGTCCACCGCGGAACCGATCAGGCTCTGACGCTGGTATACCTTTGATAAGAGATCCATTGATCAACTTAATCTCGAGCAGCGACTTGTTATAGTCTGCAATGAGCGCCTGCGGTACTACATTAAGCAAGCCTGACTCACCTTCTATGCATGTGCCGCGTACATCCATTGATGTCGGGGCTGACACTAACCATCGTGTGTTAGGTTGCGTCCATGCCCACCAGCCTATAGTCTCGGCCGATGTTCTTGTCTTGCCGGCGCCGCGGCCACCATTCAGTAACCATATACTCCAATCACCCATCGGTACAACTTGGTGATCATGCGCCTGTGTTAGCCACTTAACGCGCCACGCATACCCTAGCTGCTGCGCAATAGGTAGTGACTTGAAGCGGGCCTGTATGTCCTTGTCTTTAAGTAAATCAGTTACGTCGGTCATCGTAATACTTATAAGCTAATGCAAATAGTAAATACAATGCGCCGCATAAGATCATTGCACCTATTAACTTAATGCCATTGATAATGTCGGTCATCATTTAATTTGGCGCTTCAGCTCTAAGTTCTTAATCATCTCGTCGAATATGTTGACGTCGACTTGTATAGCATCGGATTCTTTGTCACCTTGATGTGTGAGACGGTCGCTGTACTTCTTCGGCTTGAGTTTGGATGCGATCCACTTGCGTGCGTCTACTCTATTCTTCTGCCAGGTAACGTAAGCTGAGTCGAAGCGGGTCACACCTTTGTCGTCAGTGATCTCCATAGGTAGTTCGTCAGCAATGGCCTGGATCTCGTCGGCCAGGGAGTCAGCTTGGTCTTCCCTCGCGCGCGCATATATCTCCGCAAACTCTTTGTGCCGCAGCAACCACTCGTACACCGCAGTCTTCTTCGGCATCACTGGATCCTTCGTAATCTGCACCAAGGACTCACCGTCGGCAATCCTATCGCATATCAGCAGAGCAATCTCAAGACTATACTTTGTAGGTCGTCCACCTCTGTTCACGATAGCTGAGTCATTGTTAGATTGTGTATTAGACATAGGAGTCTCTACATCTTTACCTATGTAAGATGATGCTACTCGTACTTTTGTGATGGGTGTGTCAGACATTGTTATACAGTCCTTATAGAATGTATAGAATGTAAACGGACATGAGTGTTATGTCAACGATTTAGTGTGGGCTATTTTATTTCGGGCGGATTAGAAGGGTGCTAGTTCGAATTGCGATAGATCTAATTCTTTTCGGGGCAAACGTTTAACAGTATATTTAACGAAGGTGGCTTCAGGCTTATCGCGCAACCAGTAATCTAACTCGTCACGCGAATGGAAAGCCCTCATCTTTTCGCCGTCAATAAATGCTACGTATCTGAATTGACTCATGATATTAATGTAGCAGAACAATCAATTTAGTCAAGTGAACAGTAGAGATGATTAGGTTTCTCAACCGGATCAAGACCAAGCGCTGCAGACAGCTCATCATAAATTTCTTGGCCGCTGCGTGACATGCGTTGATAGTCATTTTCTAATTCAATAACTAAATCTTGTAATTGTTTTAATTTTTTTAAATCAATATCGAATAGCATGATTAATCTCCAATCACAATGAGTTGAAATTTGTCCATCTCTTTTAACGCCTGGATCATCTTTTGGTTTTTAGATAAGCGGCGCACTACTGGCTGCCATTTGCCATCAACAAATGCAGTATCAATATCACGCGCATAGATTGATCCAATTTCTTTGAAGTAGCCATCAACCTCGGCCATACGTGTATCACCTTTCATGTTGTCCATGATGATTGCAGCCCATCCATTTTTTAATGTGATAGGTGTACCTTTTTTTAAACTGTTAGTTTCAATCATTTTGTTTTCCTTCCCAAGTCAATAGTTTGGCCAGTAAAAATATCAACAACAACTTCGTCAGGGCCGAATGACGCTTCCATCTCAAACAACTCCTCATCAGAGTAACCATATTTATTACGGCTCTCTATGTATTTTGTTAATGCATCTAAGTCTCTTAAGTCCATGTTAGTCTCCAATGTAATAGTGTTGATATGATCTGATCTTACTTTGTTTACGGTGCGCGATTTTAGTATCGTACATAAATGGTATACGTCTTAACTCTAATTCATTTACTAATGTTGATAGATCATTATCTTCTTCAAGGTACGCATAAGATTTACGACGATAAGAAAATGGTGTGATCTTGTCAGCAATACCAAATCGTTCAAGCAATGCTACTGGTACTTTGACCCATCCATGTGACGGGTCTTGTATGTAATCAAATTTATAAACTCTCATATATTCATGTCCTCGATTTCTTTATACACTGGCATACCGTCTTCGTAATCTTCAACCGCATAAATTTTTACAGAAAGTTTCTTGTCACCTGTCATACAGTCTCTAGCTTCAATTTCATATCTGTATTCAAGATCCATGTGGTTTTTGTATGAATCCGTCATGTATACATTGCCACCGCCTGGGTGTTTATTTGCGGCTATGAATGCAGCTGCAAAGTCTGAAGCTTCAAATCTTGGAAGGTCCCAGGCAAATTCTTTTGCGGCCTTGATAGATTCGAGAGCTTCCGTAGGATAGCCATCATAGTGCTTGTATACGTTGAATGATTCGTGTTTGTCTTTAAATGTGTAAACTGCTCTTGTTCCCATGTTATTCCCCTTAATTTTTATAAATTAAAATTGTGCCACCGTCATGCCACTCACAATGCCAGCCGCGCGCATTGAGGTACTCGTACAACTCAGGATGAATACCCATCTCAAAGTCGCGGCGATAGTGGTTGAAGGCTTCGTCTTCATTAGGCATAAATGAACCTTCGCCAGTCCATATAGCGCCTTTAGATCCGTTGAAGAACTCACTTTCCCTAGTCCATACGCCAGGGAACTTCTTATTCATGCCTTTGATTAGTACTGATCTTGTGAATGCTATTTTCATCATTGGCCCCTTATCTTGAAGTTAATTTAACAGTTACGACTTCTTGAGCCTTAGTATTGCGGGCAATGACTTCAGCTGGTACTGAGCATTCTGCAAATACTTGTTTGAAGTCTACGTTTGAGCGGTTAGATACAATGACTGTTGCCTTGTACATAGAGCCGTTATAAGATCCTTGGCCTTGAGCCTTGAGGTCTTGTTTGATAAGATTAGCCTTTGCTTCTAGTTCTGCTATCTGAGCTAGGAGTAGGCCTAAAGTGTCAACTTGTGCTACTTTGATATCTACTAATGTATTCATATAGTTCTCGCTTTCATTCTCTTTTAGTTAATAATGTGTTGCAGTGATGTAATATTAAGTTAAACGATCTAAGATAGCAATACCCCCAAAGCAAATAAATTAATAAAAAGTTAAATAAATATGTTGACATGGGGTAAAAAGGGGTATAGGGATTTTTGCCTGTAAAGTATACTTTACATCAAATGACAGGCTAAATACCATATTTTTATATATAAATCAATAAGTTAGATGTAAAAAGTGCATGAAATTTTAATGGGAAAATGCAAAAAATGTGCAGTATATTACACAAAAAAAAGGGAGCCGAAGCTCCCCTAGTGTGTATAGAGTGTATTACTTGTTCATTA